TTATGTACGATTTACATAGTTTCCACTCGTTGGAGCTGCCCCTTCCTTTCTGGAAAAAGGAAGGGGTTTTTCTTATGCTCCTGCATCGACGTACTGGACGCACGCCCATGCATCCGCGTCCGCAAGGTGCTTGACTATGAACGGCATGACTTCGCCTGTATCGGCATCGAGCAGCGCATAGTCCCCGTTTTCATCCTGCGTGTTCGCGATGATGTATTTCGGCGCGTCGCGCTCCATGACGGTCTCTGTTGCACGGGTGACAGCTTCCACCCACGCAGGATCGTCTGATTTCAAGCCGCCCGCGCTGATCGTCTCGTCATGTCGGATGAGTTCGCGGCGGTAGATTCCCCGCCATAGGTTCTCCTTATCGCTGTGACTGTAGATCAGCCGCCACTGCTTCATGTCTATCTGCTCCGTTTCCTTGTAGCTGCACCGCCAAAATACAGACTGATGATACTCGCATTCGAGGCAGTGTCTTTCGCAGACGCTTCCTCGATAAAGGCGGCAGACAATGCCCGTCATGTGTCTGTGCTGGCAGACCGGGCATAGGTTGTCAGCGTAGATCGTCCGAAACTCCTCCATGTACCGCCGCTTTCGCATCTGCTCGCGCTCTCTGAGGAGCGCCGCCTTGACTGTGACCTTCATCGCGCTTCATGCGCCCGCGCAGCGGCGCAGCTCGATCGCCACGCCGATGGCATATCCGACACCGAGTGCCGCGCCAATAACAAATGCCCATCCCCACGGATAAAGGAACGGCGTGCGAAAGCTCGCGATCCGCTTGTAGATTCCCATGATCGCGCCTCCTCAGACGATATGATTCAGCGCGATCACGTTGCCAAGTTCGGCGGCTTCCTCGTCGGTGAGCGTGATGCCCTTGTGCATACGCGGCTCTTCGCCCGGCTCACGCGACCAACGTCGCAGGTCGAGCTTTGCCGGGCGGCCGTTGTAGCTGATGCGATTGAGTTCGAGTGTATGCTTGCCATCCACGTTCTGACTGATGATCGCAAGACGCTCCGTGACTTCATAGCTAAAATCTTTCATTGTGTGTGCTCCTTTCTCTTAGTGCTTGATTCTGAGACCGCGTATGAGGCGATCTGTGGTGGCGTCAAGCGAGCGGCGGCGCTCCTCATCTCCGCGAAGCTCCGCAATCTTCACGATTACCTCTGCGATGCGGCAATACTGCTCGACGGTGAGATCATCGCGCTCGGACATCTCCGCCATCTTGAGAAGCAGATCATCCAGCACCTTCTCCATGTTTGCCTTGCTGTAGCTCATTTATTTACCTCCTATGCGAATTCGTACCATCGAAGGACTTTTTCACTTACTAAGTCTGCCGGGTTTTGCGCGTCGTTCGGCGTTTCCATTGTTTCAAAAAGAACAGCTACTCCTTCCACGGATTTATATACGAGTGTCGCTATCTCCTCATGAGTTCCTACCTTTTCGCCATCTGGCGCGGTCGCAATCCATATTGTGCCAAGGCTTGTGTAACGCAGATCCGCGAAGCTGACCTTTACGAGTTTCTCTGTGCCTTTATTGGATCGTGACTGCAGCGTAAAGGCGACGGGCTCTTTGATTGTTTCCGTTTTCATTGCGTTCCTCCTATGCTCATCCGGCAACCGACTGCCGCCGCTCCGCCATATTCACCGCATGAGTGCAGGACGGCTCGCGTCGCTCGGCGTGAGCGATCACGGTGATATTCTTGCCGTCCTGCTCTGCCTTGAGCTGATAGAGCCGCGTCATGATCGTCGCAGGATTCGCGTTGATGAGATTCGCGTTCATATGCTCCCTCCTTTCGCGCTGCGCACAATTCGGAAGGAATCCACCCCCGGAATCAAGCTCAACGACGATCCCGTCTGCCAACGGACGATGATCTGCCCCGCATCATCAACGGCGATGACCTCACCCAAAGTACCCGACGGCGGGGCTTGCGGATCGTCCATTTCAAGGAGTTCCACTTTTACCCCGCTTGGATACGTCCGCCGCAATCGTTCTACTTTTGCACGGCTTTCCATATCGTTTACCTCCTCGCCCTATGCGGGCTGTTTCTCTTTGCCGCCATCGGCGGCGGCATTCGTTTCCTGCTTTGCCGCAAACTCGCTGAAATCATACTTGCTCGAAAGCCCCGCTAGAACACCAAGCTCAAACTTCGTAATCTCGCCGTGCTTATGCGCTCTGCTTCTCGACGCGCGGCTCTGTTGGCGCAGTCAGGATGTACCCTGCCAGTCGCAGGATCGTGTCTGTCCCGCCCACCGCGCGGATCTTGTCGATGATCCGCATGACCTCCATACGTGCCTGCTCGTTTTTGAGTGCCTGCATGATTGCCGTATTCTCATTCATTTCGTTCACCTCCCATGCGCCTGCCTCGTCAGTGCCGGGCGGCGATCCCCGGCAGACACCCGCATGAGCGGGCGTTTCGGCTTATGCGTCCTCTTTCAAGAGCCACTCTAGTTTCGTCTTCTCTTTTGCGAGGTTGTTCAGCTTGTCTTGTGCTTCGCGTAGATGCTTCATATAGTTGTTCATCCAGTCCACGTTGTCTGCCCGGCTCCCGTTATCCTCCGCAGTCAAGGCTTTTTCAGCATATTCCTTGATGCGCTCAAGGCATTTCGTAACTTCATCCTGCGTGTCTTTCCGCTCCCACTCGTTGGTCTCCAACAAATGCTTTATTTTCTCTGTCATCATTTTTAATTACCGCCTTTCGATTCGACCTGCCATCATCAGCGCAGGGAGGTCATTCCCTGCGGACGCCCGCGCGGGCGTTTCGGCTTACTCTGCGGATTCAATCCCCGCGAACTCGCTCGCTTCCTTGATGAGCTGCAAGAGGTGTTTTGCGCTCCCGACGTGCCCCCAGTTGATCTCCTCCGGCGATGTGTCCATGTGGTTCTCGATGTGGGCTTTCAGCGCGTCCAGTTTCTCCTCAAGCGCCGCCACCGTCCCGATGAACTCATTCAGTGCCTTTTCGTTTACGCCTGTGTTTTTCATTTTGTTTTCTCCTTTTTTCTATTCTGTATCTGTAACTACATATTAGCATACTAATTTGTAGTTGTAAATACCCTTTTTGATATTTTTGTATTTACAACTACATTTTTTTATGGTATATTGAATGACAAAGGGAGGTGGTAATGTTGAAAGACAGGATCAAGGCTGTCCGATTGTCTATCCGCGAGAAGCCTAAAGTTTCTCAATCCGAATTTGCCGATCTTTTAGGAACAACTCGCCCCGCCATAGCATCGTATGAGATAGGTAAAGTTGTTCCCAGCGATACGTTTATTCAGCTTGTATGCTCTAAATTCAACGTGAACGAGGACTGGCTGCGTACGGGTGTCGGTGAAATGTTTCTGGAAACGGAATCAACACTTTTCTCTGCTTTCGCGCGGCAATACGACCTCTCCGAGAAGGAGCGGCAGGCGGCGCGCTATCTGCTCTCCTTGTCCAGTGAGGATCGTCAGCAGATCCTTCGCGTTGTCGAGGGGCTTGCCCGTGCAATGCAGGACGATGATGCCAAAAAAGCCGAGGTCGAAAAGCGAGATCAGGCGCATCGGATGCTTGATGTAGAGTTGGATGCCGAGCAAAAGGGGCAATCAGCATTCGGCTCTGGAAGCTCCGCCGCAAAAATGGCATAAAAAAAGACCGCCCGTAGGCGGTAGGAAGAAGGATTGCTGTCGGTTGTTTTGATTGGTTGATTGTAGGGAGTGTATACTATGGAAAACTTGTTTATGCTTATAGTTTTGGCGTCTCTTCTTGTGGCTATCGTTTTCCTCATACTTTGGGCAATCGGGAAGGCAAAGAAAGTACCAAACACGCATGGCAAAAAAGCTGGCATCGCGCTCCTTGTCGGTGTAGTTGCCTATATCGGATTCGGAATCACTCATACGCCAATCGAAAAGGCAAAAGACAGCAAGTCCGTGCAACAGGAAGTCACGCAACAGGAAGCTACTCAGCCTCCGTCGGCGGAACAGATCCTCGCAAAAGCCTCGGAAAAAGCAGTCACCTCCTATGGTGGTTCCCTTGTAAAATATCGAGACGTTACGGTAACGGCACACCCTGATGGAACGTATTTCGTTGTTGTGAATTGCAACGGCATTGTAACGTCAGATAAGGCAGGGACGCTTAAAGAATATAAGATTGCTGCTGCTCATGTTATGAAGGAAGTATTCGCCACAGACGTAAATCTCAATGGCTGTGATTTTGCCGTTTGGATGGACGTTGTGCGAAAGGACACAGGGCGCGAAGAAAATCATAATATCTACGGCCTGACCGTGAGGAAAGATGCTGCCGACAAGATCAACTGGAAGAATATCGATTCGATAGATATTACCAAGAGTGCTGAGATCGAGAAAATCCTTCCGCCTCTCCGCTGAGTGTTTATCGCAAAATAAAAACCGCCCGCGCTGACAGCGCGAACGGTCTTACATGGGCAAGCGATACTGACAATATCGCCGCCCGCCGAAACACCATGAAGATGCTCCGAAAGTGCAATTTCATTATAGCACCTTCATGGCGTATTTTCCATACGCAATTTTGGAGGTGTATTTTTATGCCGAAACGTGCGGCTCTCTATATCCGCGTCTCCTCCGAGGAACAGGCGCGGCACGGGCTTTCCCTCGGCGAGCAGCGCGCTGATCTGCTGAACTATGCGAAGGAACATGGTTATTCGGTGGTTGGGATTTATGCCGATGAGGGTGTGAGCGCACGCAAAGCGATGTCCCGCCGCAAAGAGCTTCAGCGAATGCTCGCTGATGTTGAGGCTGGACGTATCGACATTATCATCATCAAGTGTCTTGACCGTTGGTTTCGCAATGTCGCGGATTTTTACAAGGTCAAGGAGCGTCTGGACGCTTGCGGGGTCGATTGGGTGTGCAGTCGTGAGGACTATAATACGACGACGCCGAATGGGATTCTTATGCTGAATCTCAAGCTCTCAATCGCACAGCATGAGAGCGATCAGACGGGTGAGCGCATCCGTTATGTGTTCGAGGGAAAACGCGCACGCAGGCAGTTTGTAACAGGTCTAATTCCCCTAGGGTTAAAGGTTGCAGATGGCTATTTCGCGAGGGATGATAAAACTGCGCCGATTGTTGAATGTGCGTTCAATCATATTTTGAACGGTGGATCTACGCGCTCTTTGGTGCAGGTTCTTTATGATAAGTTCGGGCACAAGATCACCAAGACGGGGCTGTTTGACCTTCTGCGTAATCGTTCTTATATCGGTGAGGTGTACGGCATTCCTGATTATATGTTTTCGCTGATTCCTCATGATGTTTTCTTTCGGGTGCAGGAGATTCTTTCGCGTAATACAAAGTATACGCACAGCGGCAGGATCTATTTATTCTCCGGACTCCTCCGGTGTCCTGACTGCGGTAGGAATTTAGCGGCATATCGCGGGCGACGTGTGAATAGCGATGGGGAGCGGCGTTTTCAATATCAGTGCGGCTACCGTGTCAATCGCTCAATGCCCGGCTGTCATTTTGCGCGCGGTATGTACGAGGATAAGATAGAGCAATATCTGCTCGATAATATTCAATCATTGATTCGAGAGCATATCATCACGATGGAGTCATTCTGTGGTCAGCAAGGAAGGGAACGCCCGGAATCAAAGATAGACGCGCTCAAGGCGAAGCTCTCACGGCTTGAGGATATATATATCGCAGGCTTAATGGATAAGGACAAATATACAAAAACATACAAGGAGATCACACAGGAGATATCGGAGCTATCAACGCTCGTCGCTCGTTCGCTGTCTATCCCCTCCGCTCTTCGCGAGGTTGCCGATGATAGGGATTTTCGCAGCACCTATGAAAGTCTCACGCGAGAGAACAAGCAGCGCTTTTGGAAGTCCATTATCGCCTCGATTACGTTCGATGATACTCCTGATACCCGTGGCAAGGGCGCCTATATCCCTTATCGGGTTACTTTTTTATAGCAAAATGTCCCATGTAAGGAAGGTTAAACATTCGTCTCGCGCCCCTGCGTCGCTGCCGCATCAGCGATCGCCTCACGGTAGTACATGGCGAGACTTTCGAGTTCTGCGGGTGATACGCGCCGCATCTGCGACGGATGAAGTACATGTGCCATTTATCTTGCTCCTTTCTTACTGATTACCGACCGCCCGAGAAATCCGATCAGTCCCGATGTGACGTTGCTTGAAAGCTCGGGCGTTCCATAAAAAACGGACAGGACTGCCACGATGACAAGCCCTGTCCCAACCATCCAATCCACGGGCGGAAGCCGCTGTATTTTCATTATTCGTGCCCCCTTCCATCCCCTTTTTCCATATCCAGATAGTTCTCAATGTGATTGATGCGGTGGTGCGCGGACTTTACACTTGCCTCCGTCTTTACAATGCGCTTGTCCATGTCCTGACGTTTCTCCTCGTAGAATTTGAAGTCGTCGCGCACCTCTTGAATCAGACGCTCAAGGCTGAGAATCGCTTTGTTGAGCGGATTCAAAACGATGTAGGTAAATGCGGCCGCGATGAAGCTGATGATGGTGACACAGGACACAGCAACTGCGAGGTATTCCATACATACCGCCTTCCTATTTATTTCGGAACTGTGACCGCCATGCTCACGTTCTTGCTCCCATCAAACGACACACTTCCCTGTGCCCCGCCTGTCAGCTCTATGGTGCGGGCGGTTTTCAGTTTGCCCGCCGTTTTTGCGTGGTCAGCCGTGCTCACCGTAATCGCCGCGCCGCCCTCATATGCTTCCCATGTCAAATCGTTATCAATGGTTTCACTTCCGGGCGAATCTTTCCATGTTGGCGGTGTTGCACCGGATTTTCCGGTCTGCTTGCCCCCCTCGATATAGGTACAGATGTACCAACGGCGCAATTTTGTTTCCTTGCGATAGACGATATCGCCGATGCTGTACTCCGTATTTGACTGATACAGAGCAATCTTGTCCATGATGGATTCTGCGGTTGTCCCGCCCGTCGGTGTAGTTGGTGTGGACGGTGTAACCGTACCGCTGTCCATCGGCGCATCCTGCCATGCACAGTCATAGTCATCATCTGAGAGTTTAACGAGAATTTGTCCTTTCTTCCCACCAGCGGGCAATGCAACAGGTGTATCCGCTTTCCTCTCCTCCACCCATGCGCCGCCCTGATAACGTATCGACCTCCCCTCTTCAAGCCATACGCGCCACCCCGCACGCGGTGCCACGATGAGCCAGACACCCGCAAAGAAGCCCGCGAGATGCTTCGCCTTTCCCTCCCATGCGCCCGTCGGCGCATCGCCGATGATATACATCTCCCCCTCTGCGGGGCTTTCGGGCGGCGTATTCAGCACCCCCTTCGCCGTTGCCTGTACGAGCATATCCAGCAGGTTCAAATCTTCGTTGATTGTGACCTCTTTCTGCGACTGATTCGCCACGATGTATTTCAGCTCAAGTTTTCTCGTCCGATCTGCCACTAGATAATCTCCTCTCTTACAAAACCGCGCCCGCGTGTCTCACTGATCTGGTAAACACGCACGCGCACGTTCCCCTGTATCTCGCCAAAATCCGCTGTCTGCGCAGCGGCTGTATATACCGCACGCGGCACATGCACGGCAAAGGTGCGTATTTCGTTCCCGTCCTTCACAATGCAGCATTCATATCGTTCCGCTGTTTCATTCAGAGGAACGTCGGTGTAGTCCTTCATATCGCCGTCACCGCGTGTACGCCGCACCCATGTCAGGGTCAAATCGCCGTCCCGCGTTCGTGTCCCCTCCAAATGACACGGGGAAAGCGGAGCGCTGGCATTGGCTTGAATAGTAACGCTGGTCTGCTGATAGCTTTCGTGAAGGATGCCGTATCTTGCAGAACCGAAGCGGTAGACATAGGGCTTGAACCAGTCCGCACCCGGAACGGTGATCTTTTCCACGGTGTCTGCGTGAATGCGGACGAACCGCTCGCCGGGGACGTGCCCCTTGATATGGTGCTCTGTCCCGAATCGTCCGCGCAGAAGCCCCGACAGTCGATAGGTATTCTCTGCGATGAGCATCGCCGATCGGTACTGCACGAGTTCGCTTCCGATGATGCAAAGATTCGCCCCGTTCAGCACGTCAATCTCCTGCCTGCTCTCAAGCGTTCCGCTGATGAGGCGCACGTCTACAGAGCTGCGATTGTCCCACGTGTAGGATGTCCCCTCTCCGAGCGCCGACACCGTATCGCCGATGACACCGGCGCGAATGTCGGACTTGACGAGGGAAAAGGAGACGCCGCCATCGGCACTCCGATATAGGTGTGCACCGTAGTAGATTTTTGCAGCGGCGGCGATGAATACCACGCCCATCCCTTCGATGGTTGGAATCATCGCCGTATCGATGATCTCCATCCGCACGGGCGTCGGCTCGGGCGGTTCGAGCACCTTGCCCGCCGTATCCAGCTCGCGTTTGACCGCCGCAAATGTCTGTCCGTGAATGAGATGCGCCGTGATCTCGCTAATGCCAGGAATTCCATAGCTGACGTCGGATACCATCGCCTTGACGCTGCGTCCGTTGTATGGGAGGTTGATGAGCGTCCCCGCCTGTACCGTCGCGTATCTTGTGGGCAGTTTGAACGAGAAGGACGTGCGGTTTGCCCAGTATTCCTTCATCCGTTGTTCTGTGACAGCAACTGCCGCGCTGTCTCTCAGCACGATGCTTGTGTCAAGCGATACCTCATTGACCCCGGAGGCGACGGCCTTTGTATAGGATGCCGCACCGTCCTGATAGTCGCGGTCTTTCGATATGTACGCGAGCTTTACCGTCTTTGGTAGGTCGATCTCAGGCGTGCGAATCGCCGTGAGCGGCGGTGACTCGCTCTCGCTTTCCTCCGCGCCGAAATCCTCAGGGTTGATCGTGACAACCTCGCCTGTGCCGCGCCGCCGAAAGATGATACGCCCGTCGTACTCGAAGCCGTCAAAGGGAAACACAGTCTGAAGCGCCTCAATCTGACTGCGAAAGGTCTTGTCCCCCGCAATGGTGAAGCCCTCTACCTGCATATCCCGCAATCCCTCGAGCTTTATCTTTGCCGCATCAATCCCCGCTGCCGCCGTGACATTCTTAACGATGTTCTCGACGCTGTTTTCGGGAAACTCCACCTCGAAGGTGAGCGACGGGATTCGGTTGCCAAATCTGCTTATGTCAAGATTCTTCACAACGATGTAGGCAAGACCGCGATAGGCGGGGACATTCCCCGCCCCCTCAATACCCACGATGAACGGATCGGGCTGCTGTGCCTCATCCCCCAAATAGAGGGTATAGTCCAGCGGAACGTCAGCACCTTTGACTTTTATCTCAGCTCCATCCGCCCAGACACGCAAAACATCCTTGATTGGTCCCGCGCAGATCGCCGCCGCGAACGATACGGTATAGCTGTAACTGGTCGTCGTAATGCTGCCGCCGCCCCCGCCGCCTCCGCCCTTTCCACCTCCGCCGAAACTTTGCGTACTCGTATGGACGTGCTCGGTGAATTTCGTCCCCCAGATGATATTGCCCGCTACACGTGCCCTGCCGTAGCCTGTGATAATCGGTGCGCCCATGCTCGCGGTCTGCATCTTGAGATCGCTCTGTTTGCCGATTTCCTGATGTGTATTGATTTTTGCTCCAAAAAATCGTTGGTCGAGCATACCGCCGACCAATCCCGCAACGCCCAACCAGAACGCATTCGCACCAAGACTGCCCGCGATTGCGGTCAACGCAATCGTCGCCATTACAGTGCCTCCCGATAGCGGAATGCAAAGCGTGCCATGTGCCGCCACTCCTCGTTGTACGGCGTCTCCACGACCTGCCCAACATCCATATATGAGTGGATGATCGTCCCATCGCCCGTGAGAATGGCAAGGTGATGCGCGGGGAATCGTTCACGGAATCCAAAGAGGAGGATATCCCCCGCCCTTGCCTTTGTAACAGGGATTTCATCAAGATACTTCCTGCACTCCTGATAGAGTTTTTCATCCTCCTTGAAGAGATGCCATGTAGCAGGATAGTCATAGTCGCCGACAAATGCGTCCCCTGTGAGCTGTGCATGCACGCCGCGCACGAGTCCCACGCAGTCGCATGCAACACCGCGCACGCACGCCTGATGAATCCACTTGCACCCGATCCACTGCCGTGCTTCGTTTACAATCTCCTCCCGCGTCATTGTCCTATCTCCTCTCACGTCTGGAATTCAAAGCTGCGCAGCCGCACGGACTGCCCCTCGGGGACGATGTTGCCGCCCGTCTTGATCGGATAGCTGACGGCGTAATCGTTGCCGGGGATATACGGCTCGCCCCGAAAATTGACGAAGTTATGAAAACGCCGCTTGCAGGTGTTCGGCTCACCATTGCACCCCGGCACAATGCGGAACGTATCGCCGACAACGACCTCATGCAGGGGCGGCGCGAAGAAACGCATCTGCCCGTTGCGAGCAAGGGACTGCTCCACCTCACAGGAAGCTCCCTTGTTCAGCCCCGACAAAAAAGTCAGCACGCCGTAGGTAAAGAAATCGTCGGGGCGGGAAACATCCGTAAAGATGCTCCCATCCTCGCGCACGGCGGTCACCCTGCCCGTTGCAATATCATCCGTAATGCTGCATTTGCACGCAGCGTCGCCGAGACGCGCCCGACATTTGCGCTGATACGTTCGACCTACCTGCTGCTGGTAGGCGTCCATCAGCCCGCGAATCTCCGCCTTGAATGCCGTCCTGCCAGCCGTGATCTTGCCAATCGTCCCCTCACGCAGGGTAAAGTGATTCTCTGTATGCTCATAGTCGCAGATGAAAATGCGAATCTTGGCGTTATCGTAGACGCCCAGAAAAATATCCTCCTCTGTAATGCGCTCGCTGGATATGACCCCGTCTACGTCGAGGTTATCCGTAGACAAATCATTCGAAGATGCGACCGCCGTCGGTGCGAATCCCGTACAGGATTCGTAGGTCTCCCCGTCGATGATGAGATCGATATCACAGGAGGTAAAGCCCAAGACCTGCCCGTCCGCCAGTTCTAGCCGCCAGCACCATGCGAGCGTTGTAACCTCGCGCTCCATGTACCCACCTACCACGGGAAATCGCAGGATTTCATACCAATCATCCCTTTCTACCAGAGGAAGCCGCTGCCATACGCGGTTAGATTCCTCATACGCGCCGCTGATCTCGACCTCGTTTTGCACACGCACGACCCATCCGGAATCAACGGCGGGAACATCGCCAAAAAACGGATTATTCGGCTTGATATGACGCTTCCACTCATCGGACTTCACGAGATACGGCGGCAGTACATCATCCAGCAGGATGTTCGCCGACCATGACATATAGCCCTCGGCATAGCACTCCTGTGCAATCACCTCGCGCAGCTCGTCCCCCTCCGCGCCGTCGGCACAGTAGTTAAGCGCAAGCACCTCGAAGACGTGCTCCCTGCGCAGTTCGCGCAGTTGCTCTTTGATCTCCTCGTTGTATGCAATGGTGGCAGGGTCAGTGAGCTTGTAATACGTTTTCGTCTCCCAGTCGTATTCGGAGATGAAGGTCTCGAACATGACATAGGAGCAGGAAGCAATGATGTCCTTCATGATCGAAAAGCCGCGATTCGCAAGGAAATGCTTATGCGGATACTCTTCCTTGAGCTCGTTGATCATCCGTGCCATTCCATGCTGGAATGCCTCGCTCGGATATACGTCGACCGTGTCGAGCGTATCCATGAATACGCCGTCCGCCGCCATTCCAACCACATGATAGGAGACCGTGACCTCCGCGTCGATATCACCGAATGCCTCAACATCCTCCTTTTCTACTTGAAACGCGCCCGTTGTCGGGTCGAAATTATACGCCAGACTTCGATATTCTCGCCCATCGGATGAATGCAGATGCACTTCTTCATCTTTGTCGATGGGATATTCAGACGAGCGGAAAATATAGCTTGTCCCCACGAGATCAGATGTATACGGCCGTAGCTTGACCTTTTCTGTGACCTTCTTCGGCAGACCAAATACACGGCGCAGATAAAACGTCGACAGCTTTTCCTTCCAGCGCGGGGCAAGCGGATTGATATAGGAGCTGCCCCATATGCCGTTTTGGTCGGGGAAGTCAGGTGTGGTGTAGTTGAGATCCTGCCCCCACCCGTCATGATGCGTATAGTGCGGGCAGCCACCATGATAGGGCGCGTATTTCGGGCACTTCTCATTGGTGCACGCCTCATCACCCGTGCGCTTCCAGTGATTCTTTTTCGTGTAGCCGCCTCCGCATTTGCCGCCGCTCTCCCATGTTGTATAACCTGTACGGCTATCATGTCGACACACACGCGTACAGCATCCTGTTCCCGTGAAATAATGCGCATCGCCCAGCAGACATTTCTTCTCACCCGTCTCAATCAAGCCGTCGTGCAGACACTGGTTCAGCTCGGCGTAGCCGTTGCCCCCCTTGTTGTAGTAGGAGGCGTAGCCGCCAACCCCCTTGCCGTCATCCGTATGCGGACGATTGCCCGACTTCACATCCCATGGGTCGATGAGAACACCATCCTCCTCACCGAACGAGACATAGCCAAACACCTTGATGCCAAGCCGCTGCCACTCCGCGACCTCCTTGCGCGTCACCGTGCCGGGGTCAACGATAATGAGGTCATAGTATTTGAGATTTTCATGATGCTTGTCACTATAGTTGAGGGCGAATGTCGGATATCGCCGCATGACCCGCACCTCTTTCGCCCCCTCGTTTCTGCGAGGGATGCGGTCGTCACGACGGTGCACGCTTGTCCCCTCGTATTCATACGCACCGCCATGCAGAGCTTTCAGATAGCGTACGCCAAATGGCTTGATGTAGTCGAACGTCATGCGGATGGGGACGTGCTCCACAGAGTGCATATAGGATATAGCCTCATGCAGGACGACCTTGGAAAAGGCGAAGGTATACGACCTTCCTTCAGCATAGAGTTTTACATTTTTTCTTCCTTCACGAAAATTATCAACGATATAGGTTTTAATTTGCTCGCCTGATGTGTCCCCGGTATCTGCGCCACGTATGATGCTATCAACAACTTCGCCATCTACTTCTACGGCAATATTACCGCTTCCCCAGCCAGTCTTTAGCTGAATATTGATTTTAGTTGCCGTGGTGCGAAAAGATATGCTGCTCCCCTTTGTCTCCGTATGTGCACATAATACCTGTTTCGAACCTATTTTTTCGATTGTCCATGCCCCCTCATAAATAAGTCGATCGCTATCGGGAGCTAAGGTGATCTGTTTCTTCGTGATAATTGACGGTTCATTGGGATTGGGGTTTACTGTGATTTCCTCTTCTTCAAACACAACGCCTGCAACGGCAAAGCTATATTCCCCTGTTTCAGATTGCGGTGTATGGAATTTCACAATCTTGTCATCATATCCTAGATGATCTAATGTAAATGTCTGTACCGTTGTTTCATCGGCATGCAGACTCCAATTTGCCGCAACTTTTCCATTCACATCTGCAAGCAGAGAGGCATATCCCCAATCCGTCTCAACATCTATATCAATCCGATTGGCATTTGTTCGAACACTGACGCTGTCTCCCGACGTATCAGTATGAGCATATAGGAAATGTTCTTTTCCCAATTCCTCAAATGACCAATCTCCTGCATATTCGAGTCTCTGGTCACGCGGAAGCAGTATGACCTCCTTCTCCTCCGTCGGGTAGCCCTCATGCGCCTTCATCCCATAATCGACGGTCATGCCGATGGAGAGATCGGCGGCATCCTCATAGCCCGAACCGTCCACAGATAGGAGAAGAGGCAGCTGCTCGCCCGCACCCAGTGTGGGGACAGTGTACGGCTGCTGGAACGGCTTGCCGTTTACGCGGTTGATATAGCGCACGGGGATGTCGAGCATGATATTGCGCGCTGCATATTTCGACGTATTGACGAGACGTACCGTCGCTTGATTGTGCGGCAGGGTCTCGCGGGCGTGATAGCCGCGAACGGCAAAGGGCGTGATCTCGCGCGTCAGGATTTTCGCGCCGCCGAGAAGGAAGTAGACGCCCGCCTTGTTGTTCGCTAGAATGTCACAGGTATGCGAGCCGTCCGTGAGATTTTCCGCAACGAGCACGTCATAATACTGCATGCCCGCGCCGTCACCAAACGCATAGTGGTCGAGATCGCAGTCCAGGTTGTCGACAGCGCCATATGCGCCGACCTCCGACGGTTTCTTTCCGTCGATGAGAATTTCCGCCGTACCCTGTCCGCTGTCCAGCATGAGGCGGATGATGAGATTCGTCCCCGTGAAGGAGAACGATGCCTTGCCCTTGATACAGTAGTGACGAGGCTCGCGCTCCTCCTTTGTCATGACCTCATAGCCTTCATCGTAGAACCACGAGCCTTTGATCTGCTTGTTCGTAAGCGGATGTGTAAACTCTTCCTCATAGGAAAAATCCGCTGCGGGAATATAGATTTCCCTGAGGTTCTTGTAGTTGAGCCCCGCATATGTCTCATTGGTATAGATTTGCAGGAAGCCCGACGGTGCGATCAGCTGTGCCATTATCCGCCACTCTCTCTGAGCTCGATGAGCGGGATGCTCGTCCACATGAAATGATCCCCTTCCTGCAAATTCACGTCCATATGGTCGGTATCAAAGCGCACGGGTACGTCGAACTCGCAGGTGCAATAGATGCCCCTGCCGGGCGGCGGCGGGGTCTTGAATGTCACAACGCCCGATGTATAGTCCATCGTCCATCCCGTGGCGGCCGTCCCGTCCAGATACATGGTGACAGTCTCACTCACAGGCTTACGGATTTTTCGCACGGTCGAAAATCCGCCGCTCGTATAGGTCTTGATAAGCTGGAACTTGTTCTTTGCACCATCACCGACGGCAATGAGCTCGCGCGTGAGGCGATAGTCCGACCAGTCCTTATAGCGAAAGCCGAAGCCTCGCCCCTTGCGTGCGTGAAAGAACTCGATGACCTTTGCCATCTGTTCGGCGGTGCGCACGCCGAGCGCCGCGTTGTATTTGCACCGTGGCTGCGTATAGTTGACGTTCCGCTGCTCGCTGCCGTTCTTCATCGTGACGATATCCGTCGAGTAGGCGGGTCCCCCCGAACTCGCGTAGGATATATCCTCGGGGAATCTGACCTCATGAAAAGGCGTTGCCATCCTATCTCCTCCCTACGAAAATCTCTGTCCTGCTGTGACCGCACGGCGCACGCTCGCCGCGATCTGAGCCTCCGACCTGCGAAAGCTCGTTGCGTCAGGAGACTGAACAAACACCTGTATCGGCCGCGACGCCTCTTTCTGCTGCGCAAGTCCGAGCTTTTCCATATGTCCCCGCGTAAGCGGAATGACCGCCTCGCTGTAGCCCTTCTCACCAATGAGACCGAGCGTCGGCGCGGTGACGATGCCGCCGTTTGCAAAAGGCATGATATTGGGACGTGTGTAGGTCGGCGCATTGACAAAGCTCGCACCCGTCGGGAACGTATAGCCTCCCGCCGCCCCTGCTGCCGCTCCCTTTGTCGCCCCGCCAAAGATACCGCCGAACGCATTGCCGAACAGTCCCCCGATAAGTCCCGCCGCCATCTTCTGCGCGGCAATCTGGATAATCATGGAGATCACTGTCTTTCCAAAATCCGCGACTGCCTCTTTCGCGGACTTCGTACCCATGATGACATCCTCGAACGACTTCGCCATAGATGTATTCATCGTCTGCATTGCCGATGCGACACCAGCGTATACGCTTGCATGTGCATCGTTCCAGATGTTGACGTATGCGCGCGCAAGCTCCTGCTGTCCCGCGAGATCGATATCCGTCTGCTGCGCATTCGAGTTCTCCTTGAGATAGCTGCGCAATCCGACCACGTCGCCCTGCTCCTGCATGAGAGCGATGCGCTTCTTATTGACCTCGCGCAGTGCGTCCTCACGCTCCTTGGCGGCATTCAGCATTTCCGCGTTGTACCATTTATTGAGCGCAAGTTCTTCGTCGTAGATGTTCTTATCCGTTGCGATTGCCTTATATTTTTCCTTGCGCTCCTTTTCAATGCGGGCAACGGTCTCCTGATACTGCGCCTCGGCGAGCGCGGCATAGTCCCCCGCCATCTCGGCAGTGATTTTCTGCCCCTCGCGCCGCACACCGTCCAGTGCCTCTTTCTGCTGATTAACGAGCTTTTCTTTCAGCACGTGTTCGTATTCTGCGAGCTCTGCCTGCAGCTCGGTCGTATCTACGCCCGCCTGTGCAATCTTGTTGATCTCCTGCTGTTTGGCACGGACATTCTCTGCAATCTGCGCCATTCCCGCATCATAGGCGGTTTTCGTCTCGCTGGTGATCTCGCTCTCCATCGTCTGAAAGAGCCGCAATGCTTGTTCCCGCGCCTGATTGAGCTTCTTTAATGCCTCCTGCGCCACCTTGTCGCTCTCGTCGACCGTCCGCTTGATTGTCGCGCCGCCCGTGAGCTCGGCAACGGAGATATAGCCCGTTACATCCCCGAAATCTGCTGCAATGCTGTTCTTCTCGATTACACCCGTACTACTGTTCGCACCGACGTATCCGCCCTGTCCGTTGGAGACAACAATGTGTTCATCGCCCAGCACGACGGCGGCGTCCCCTGCCTGTGGAACGTAGCCGTCCCCCGCTGCATGCCATGCCCCCCTTGCTTTCGCTTCTTCAATCATGTAGGGGACATATCTGTTCTCAAAAGCGACACCCGCTTCTTCAAACGCATCCAGTACAAGCTTACCGCAGTCAATCGAAACTTGACCGTTTCCGCCCAGCTCGTAATCCATGCCGATGCGTTCGCGCGCCTCGTCAAGAACTGCCTCCCCGATGGGCACTTCTATTTCATAAGTCTTCACCGTTTCTTCTTTTGCGGCGGTGAGACTCTCCCCCTCGCCTTCTTTGAGGCGGCGCATCGCCTCTTCAAGCGCAAGCTGCGCCGCCTCATTCTCCTTGTCTGCCGCCTCCTGCCGCAGCTGCATCAGGTAGTCTTCATCGTCCTTGTGACGCTCGTACCATGCCGCATTGACCTTCTCGAGCGCCGCTGCATCGGTCTCCTCGACTTCATACTCGCGCGTCATGGAACCCATGAGATTGCCATTTGCAACAGCGATAGGGTCAACATCCTGCTCCAGCCGGTAGAATGTACCATTCCGTTCCAGATATTTCTTCCCGTCGACCTCATAGGTGTTCGCGTCCCGCTCCGCCTTTTGCTCCTTGTTGTACTCCCAGATCTTATAGGTGGCGTATCCGATTGCCGCCGCAACACCAATCCACCCGCCTGCGAGCGCAAACCCCGCCGCCGCA